ATAAACAGTGTATTTCCACCACCAGATCTAGTTCTTATAACATTAGATGAAATTCCAACGTTATCAACATTGAATCCACCAAACATTTCAACTTGCGTATTATAAACCCATGTTGCACCAGTAACTTGAACTTTATTAGTGCCATCTTCATCATATTCAATACTTGCATCTTCACTTGCACCAAATGTTAATTTAGTGTCATCATTAATAATAACCTGACCTGCACCATTGGTTATGAATTTAATATCTCCATCTACATTGTTTGAAGCTATTGTATTTCCATCTAGTGTTAAATTATCTACGTTCCATTGGTTAACTCTTGGCATATTTGCTATAGCACCACTAACTTCTCCAAAACCTGAAGCACTTCCACCTGGATGTCCTGAACTCTGCCTATCAAGAATTGGTATGAATCCGTTTGCCAATGTGCTACTATTAGCATTCGCACCACCAGCAACTGTACCTGGTGTATTACTCATCATGTCGGTAAAATACTTACCACCAATCACTATTGGATTTGAATCTGGATTTGTGTTATCTCCGACAAACAGTCTTGAACCTAAATTTCCTGTAGTTCCATTCGCAATCGTGACAGCAAGTTCACCATATTCTATGGTTGGTGGAGCAGCATTGCCAGTCGATCTTCTTACTCGTATTATGCTGGCCATTTAAAAACTTCCCCCATTAATGTTTAAATTTTGTGTTGCTCCTGGTGTTAGTTGATCAGTTGCTTCAAATTTACTCGTTGATGCGTTAAAGACCAAGACCATTCCATCTGATAGACCACCAGATATGTCTACGTCTGATAATCCACCTAGAGTTCCTCCACTACCAGATAGGGTAGATATGACTTTATTGGCATTTCTTGATCCGACTCTAACTTTTATGTCAGCCATTTTAATTAACCTGTAGTAACTCCAGCAGTAACAATAGCACTTCCACTAACAATTCTTGTTTTTAAAGAACCATCATTTAATAAAACATCATAACTGTACCTACCCGCTTTTAGGGAAGTAGTGATAGAAGACCCCAAAGATATTCTTAATACTCCTGCTGCACGGTTTGGAAATGAAACCGTGAATGATGCTTTATCATTCAAAGAAGCAGGGTGTTTTTTTAATTTGGAAGTTGCAGTGTAACCACTCAAATCGAGTGGTGCGTTTGATGAACTTTCTAAATTAAAAGTTTGATCAAAGTCAGCTCCAGCATCGATTACTATGTTACTGATATATGCTGCCATTATTTAACTAATTAGAATCGTCTTAGAATATTTATAAATCATTTATCCATAAAATTTAGAAGAAGAGTTTTAATCTCATTCATATCTTGTTTTAAAGAGTCCAAATCACTACGCATGTTATCAAATTTGTTTTTCTCTTCATACTTTTTTCGAGAAAGTTTTACAAATTTATCATATTCACTTTTATTTTGATTAACAATTGCATGAGAATCCATATCTCTTACAAGAGAAACATCAGATTTAACTTTTAAATATTTCTCCATTATTCAATCTCAAATGACCTAAGAGCAATTGATCTAAAGTTTTTAATTCTAGGTGGTTTTGCCTGACTGGTTGATGTCATAACCACTTTAATCATAAACCCATTAAATTGTGGAGTATTTTCAGCAGTAAACTTATACTCACTAAAGGCATTACTATTTTTGTTTGGATTTATAACTTTGTCTGGTAATCCGTTACTATTGAATGGAATATAAGTTGCATGAGTATCATCACCATCACTTCTTACTAATTTATAGAATACTCGAATATCTCCTTCTGCTTCTCGATGCCCATCAAATTGAACAAACAATGAATTAGAAACAAATTCTAAATTAATCATTTTTGTTTCATATATTGCAGTATTAGGATCATAACCAGGAATTTTTGGCCCACTAGCAGTTTCAAAATCATCAACCTTATCATCAACAAGGTTACTTATTAAAATAGCATTTGGATTCTCCAAATCAATTACTGGTGATACATCTGAATTGTTAGTTGTGAGTGTTAACTCTAAAGCAAATGATTTTTCGTTACTAAGTATATTATATTCATTAGTTTTTGAAGCTATGATTCTAGGACTATTGAGATAATTCAATTTATTCAATGCAACATTTTCATAACCAGCATCGACAAATGATGCTTCATTTCCACTCAAACTTGTTCCAGACGTTGTTTTAATTCTAGCAGATATATTTGTTCCAGTAGGTGTAATTGAGGTGATTTCTGGGTCAATTACTTCAAAAGGAATATTTTGGGATACATGAACTGCACTGCCACCACCTGTTTTTGTTGTATTGAACGTTGGTTCTGTTGATGCAGTAGAGACTTTTACAAAATAACTATCAAATGTTTTTTCTCTAGAATCAATATCATGTTCTTTATTGATTTTCCTCAGTGAAATACCATTAAATTCATATTTAAACACTGCAGTCGTTGCACTATGATTTGACTTTAAACTAGAATCAATTGATCTGGCAATATCTGTTAAAATATTTCCAGAAACGCCTTTATATTCAATTATTTCTTTGTCAATCAAAATATAACCAGGAAAAGATGCACTGACTGTTTTCCCTTCAAATGTTGCAAAACTAGTTCCAGATGTTACGGTTATTTGAGTGGTATCATCATCTATATTCTGGGATAGTGTTGTTGGAGCTCCATCTGGATGGAAGTTTGAAACTTTAACTTTGTTTGTACTTGCATGCATTCCATGATTTTTATGATCAAACTTAAGAGTATATCCATCTCTTATTGCATCTGGATTCACAGAAGTAATATTACCGTTAGGTACGGTGCTTGATATTCCACTCTGAGTAAAATGAACTATGTCCGTGGTTGAAACAAAGTCATTATCAACGTTATCAACTATAATTGTGTCTGTTCCACCGATTCCTGCATGAGATGTAACAACTGCCCTGACTCCAGATCCTCCACCAAGAGGATTCATTAACAATAAATCACCAGGTGCATATCCTGATCCACCATTAGTTATAGTAACGTTACCAGCAGTTACTGCACCAGCATCAACTGTTACATTTGCAACTGCACCTTGACCATCTCCAGTTAATGATGTAAATCCAATTCCAGTGTATACAAAATTTCCACTCGTAGGTGTCAATCCGATACCAGTATTTGATATTATAGTTAATTTATTGCCTCCTGTTTTTATTGGCCCTCCAGTTTTGAATACTCTTCCTGTATGTACAACACCACTAATTGTTTGTTGTATCTCATCATTTGGTGTAATAACTGTTTCAGTTGATATTCCTAACTTGACACTAACTCTTTTTGAAAACCCAACAACTGGATTATTTTTTTTAATTTTACCTAAAGGTAATTCACTATTGTAAAGTAAAACACTTGATGGTGAGTTTGTTACAAAATTTGCTTTATTAAGTTTAAATTTAAGATCTTCATATTGACTTGGTGTCCAAGTACTATTGTTTTGTGATTTAAACAATGAACCTAAAGTTGGTTGAGTGCTGTTTAATCCTTGAGTAATTAAATCACTTTCACCCATTCTATTAATAAATGCCAAATAATTTAATGTAGCTGGTGCCATTAATACTATGGCATATTCATATCCACTTTGTAAATAAACTGGAGATTTAAAGTTAAATGTAGTAGCAGCACTACTATCATCAGATAAATTTACATCTTCTGGATTTATCTTAGTTTCACCAAATGGCACAACTGTCTTTGTTGGTGTTCCATCTCTCATTGTTCTAATTTGGACAGTTACTGGAACTGAATCATCTTTTGTTTTGAAAAATAACTCTCCGCTAGTGATGAAAATACCATCTTTATGAACCTTTTCATCAACTAAAAATGATTGTGCTAATGGATCGCTATTTTCAACTTCAACACTTACTTGAATATCAAAATCTTGGGTAATTTCAGTTCTTTCTCTATTGAATGTTCTACTTACATCGGTTGTTCCGACTTGTACTCTTTCAATTTGAGGTGTTTTGATTGAAAGTGTTTGTTCTTGTGTATTTGTTTGGTATCCACTTGCAAAATAATCTGTTTCTGCAGAACTTGAACCAGGATCCAATATAGAAGCATTAGTTGAACTTGTTGTAACTCTTATAGTATTGCTTCCAGTAGTAAACAAAGGATTGCCTGAAATTTTTGGATCGGGAATATGTAATGAGAATATTAAATCACCCTTATCATCACTAAACAGTGCTAAATCACCAACAGTTGCTTCTGCTGTTCCTGCTGAATTAACTAGTTGCATTCCTTTTCTGACCCACCCAATATTATCGATATTATTTTCTAAAGCCAAATCGGCAGTATCAATATTTAATATTTCACTCGTACTTGAATATGCGGTTGGAACTGTTATATTTGGGTAAGGTAAAATAGTAACTAGATCATCTGGATTATTATATGACCCTGATTTATGATTTGGTGATGCAACTCTAAATTTAATACTAGCATTTCCAGGAGTTTCACTATTTGAACTTTCAACTATATCATTAACTGCAAAAGTTCCTCTATTCATTGAAATTGGAAGATACTTAGGAACCGCAAATTCAGTTAAATCTGTATTCTCCATGAATACATAATATCTTGTGTTTGGTTTTACTCTCTTTGCAATCACTTGAACATTTCTAGATCTAACATTGTATAAGACATCAATACCAACAACTTTAGTTCCCAAATCAATCACTTGCTCATTTGAAGATAATTCAAGATTAAATTCTCTTTCTATACCAGTTTCTTCAAATGTTTGTTGAATTGTATTTTGAATATCATTAGTAATAGTAGTGGTGGTAGTTGTGGTATTCCCACTTTGAGTTACAACGCCACCATTACTACTTGAAGAAATAACTTGACTACCAATAACTTCCTCATTAATTAATGTAGCACTATCTCTTCCATTCCAAGTAGTTTCATGAGAATTCCAGAAACTAGATGCCATTCCACCATTTTCACGATCTTCAACTCCTAACAATTGTGCTATAGCATCAAATGCAGAATCTATTTCAACATTTTGAGGAGTCAAAGGAATTTCTTCAATCCAAAAATCAGAACTAGGAACTAACTCAATTGATCCAACAAAAACATCTACAAGAAATGGATTTAAGTTTTCTGTTCGTGTTGCATTTTTTTGATTTATGAATATTACTTCACTGTAGTTTAAAGTTAACGCAGCTCCACCTCTAGTAATATTAGAATCAGAAAAATCATTAACAAAATTATAGTCCGTTGTTGTAGGATTTGATTGGGTGGTGACAGTTTCAAATACTAATCCAACATTTCTTTCCGTAGATCTAGGTCTGCACTCACTGTTATCAATATCGATATCAAATTTAGATTCTCCAGTTAAGTTGTGAGAATTATGATTTCTAAAGTTATCAACAAAGAAACCAGATTTAAATTTATCTAATCCAGTATTTGGATCTTTTATTGATAAATTTTTAGTATCAGTTTCAAGTAAAGATAGTGTTGTATAATTTTCTAGATTTTTAATTCTGTGCTCTAAACCACCAATATCCCTCATGGTATATCTTTTATGAGGAACTTTTTTTGTTAGCACTTCAGAAGCATGGCGAACATAGGGAGGATATTTAATTGTTGCCACCTGAAAAGCACCTTGATTATGCACTGGTGCTTTTGGAACTCTTGATGGTTTACCCTCTTTTACATCAAAAAGACCATCCTTTGTTAAATATAGTCTATCTACTCTTCCTTGATAATAAGAATAATCAACAACAACCGTTTTGCCTGAAACCACATTATCAGAATTAGATGATGCAAAATTTCTAGACGCATTTACAAATGGTGAAGCAGAACTACCAGATCTATTAAATGGTGCAACTCTTGGTCTAAAATCAAGATAATCTGAGGCCCAACTATCAAACACGTATGGTATATCTTTTGAATAATCAAGAGTATTGTAACTGTTTACTGTCTCTACATTTCCTGATGTTTCATTATTAACAAGGTGATCGAATATAATTCTTAATTTACGAGTTGGTTTTTCTGAGTCAACTTTTCTCATGAGTCTAGAAAAATCTGCAAATTCCATTCTTTGACCATTATCTAGATCATAATTTTTAAGTATATTTCTATCACCAGGTGTTATTCCAGTTATTGTAGCAAAGATCCCAGAGGTCTTTAGAGAGATGTTTTCTCCTATTTCGAATGTATTTTCGTTTTCATAAACAAAAGACAACTGAGTTGCTTGTACCACCACTACACGAGCAATTGCACCTGATGTCCCTCCAATAAACTGCTCACCAACGATGACATTATTAGTAAAGGTATCACTCTGATTTGTAACACCAATTAATGGTAAATCTGGAGCGTTGTTATCATTTGATTCAAGAACTGCTAAAACACGAGTTACTTCTGGAACGTCTAATGATAATTCCTTATCTTGAACTCTTGTTCCATAAACTGTACTTGTAGTTAATCCATCAATAGTTGTTCCAGAACCAACTGACTCCGATCTATCTACAATTAAATTACTACATCTTGTGAGTGATTTTTCTTTTGATGCTAATTTACTTCTTCTGACTGCTACTATAAGTTTTGCAGTTCTGCTGGTAGCAGGCCCAGACAAACCAGAAATTGTAACTTGCTTTAATCCTGAATCAACACTTACCATCGGATCTAAGAGTTTTTCAACAGCATTATCAAGTTCTAATACATAGTTTGATGTACTAAAAGGTTCAAAGAAAAGATTGGAAGTGTCACCAGTTGTAATCTCACTAATATTAAATTGAACTGAATTGTTACTAAAAGTTTTACTTATTTTTTTTCTAATAATATAAGAACTATCCAAAACATTCATTGATGAGATATATTTGTCTGCTAATTTAACTCTAAAACCAGGATCATCTGTTTCATTTAAAGTTGGAATTACAACATTTATACCAGATAATGGATTAGTGCCTGACGTATTAGTTACAGTGCTGGCACAAACACCAAATACAGGTGCAACTGCTTCAATACTTACACTATTTTGTAATACCTGTGTTACTTTGTTAAAAGTAGGATCAGTTGTCCCTTTCTTTCCATATGAGATAATATCACCAATCTTTAATTGACTTCTAAAATCGGCAACTTGAGGTGATGCTAATGTATTACCACCAGTGATATTGAATTCAATACTTTCAGGAAATGCTTTTTTTGTGGTGCTTAAAACTGTATTTGCAGCAAATGATGTTGATACACCAGGAGCATTTTCCAATCCATCAAAACTATGAACTGCTTTAATTTCCTCAAAAGTATTATCCTCTATTGCAGTTATACTATTACCTTCAGTAATACCATTAATAATTAGTGGTTCATTAAGTTGAAATTGACCTGTGACATCAGTAAGAACAATTACAGTTGTATTAGTTATTGTGGATACTGAATATCCAACTGCTCCACTATACTTCCCCTCTACACGAGTATAAGAACCATAACTAGCGTCAATGGTTTTTGAAATAGTAAGACGTGTATAAAGTTGAACATCGTAAAGTGATAAATTATAAGTCGTAACTGCTATTCCTGATGTAGTTTTTTGTTTATAATCATAAACTTTTGCAGTTCCTACTCTATCATCTACATCAAATGTTCCAACTTGAGCAGCTTTTAGATTAGTTAATCGATTACGTAAAAAAGAAACTTGTTTAGTAGTATTATTTGAAAAATCAATTTCTGGTGAACCAACTACATTAGTAATTTCTACAGATTTACCCATTCTTATTGGAACACTCTGATTTTCAACCAATTTAGTTGTTCTTGGTTTTAAAACATCAATCGATGTTGTGGATATTTTATCTACCTCGTAACCTCTGACATATGCCTTTCCTGAAGAAACTTGTAAACTGATTATATCGTCTGCTGGTGCATTTCCATTTTGAGTTTGTTGAGTATCAAAATATATTCCTCTATTACCAATTCTGTCATTTAAAGATTCTCTAACATCAATAGAAAAAGGTTTGATATAATAATCTCCAGATTCATCATATGTTCTCCTTGCTAGTTCATCTGCAAAAATATTATACTCTGTTTTAGTTACTATCTCCTTTATAACACCATTTTCCACTCTTAACAATTCAACAAAATCACTATCATTCGTATCTGTTATAAGTTTTCTATGTAAAACTACCGATAATTTAAATCTATCTGCTCCTGGTGCAGATTCATTTGAAAATCCTTTTGCATTATCATATAAATCAGAATTAACGGATGAGGGCCCTAATGTTTCTTCTTTTAGTAAAAATCCAACTCTATAACTTGGAGTATTTGTATATTGATCTAATATTACAGTAGAAGAAACATTTTTTACAAAAAATCCACGAATAAAGTATACACCTTCACTTACGGAAAATGCAGATCCAATTGATGTGGAATTAGATACAATACTTCTTGCAAATTGGCTGTTTGCTGCAATACTTGTATTAAGATAACTTATATCTGAAAGATTTATTAAGTTCTCTCCATCTAGAAAAACTTTAGTTGTTCCATCTGTACCTGATTTTGTATATTTTACATATAAAGTATCAAAACCATCAACCGATTCAGAAGATAATAATCTATTAACTACCGTTGCTTCAACACCAGATGTTTCTCCCTTTATGTTTATATTATTATCTACTAATACTTTTGTGTAGTTACTAACTGGAATATTTAAAAAGTTTGGATCTATTTTTACTGCATGATACTCAGAATCATAAGAAGTTCCACCAGGAATTATCATTGAACCTTCTTTAAAGAAGTGTTGTCCAAATTTTTCAATTTGATTTTGAAGAATTGACTGTAGTGTAGTTAATTCTCTTGCTTGAACTGGAAATCCTGGTTTAAATAGAACTTTTTGATAATTTTTACTATCAACAAAATCATCGAAGTAAGGAGAAACGTTTAAATTAGTATTTTGTGGCATCTTTTTAGAACTCTATGACTATTTTGACTTCTTCTTTTTGTGAAGATGATCTTGTTACTGGTGATCTATTATCAACATAGATTATATCACCAGAGTATTTTTTAACATCCGCATCTGCCTTTCCAGAAACAAATGTTTGCCCCAAAGCAATTTTTGTTCCACTTGCAATCTGAATTGAATCATTGTTAAAAGAACTATTGATAATTAAATTTCCTGAAGTACCAGCATTAACTATCGGAGCATTGTTTGTTCCAACAAAATCAAGTTGTTTGTATGAATAAGCTGATAATGTTGAAAAACCAACTGGTTGATAGTATTTTAAAATTCCAGTATCTGGATTCCAAGATGCTACATAACCCACTGCGGTAGAACCAACTCCAACTGTTTGTTTAATTAGACTATCAACAGAATAAGTAACTGCAGAAGTTGTAGTTACTCCAGCTGCACCATCAGAAGTTAATGCTAAAGCCTTGAGATTTGTGGCAGTCGTACTATTTAGAGAAGTGGTTCCATTCTTTTCAAGAGGGTTTTTAACTATACCGACACGAGAAAAATCAACACCAACAGCATAATCTGCAGAATCATCAACATTATTATCAAATTTTGAATATAACATAACTCTAAATCCACCCAATTCACGATATATATCAGCACCATGACCTCCTTTTGGTGGTATTATGACTTCAAATTTTGGTTGATCTACACTTGAAGTAGGAATTGCAACCGAAACATTATTTCCCACACCATCAGTGTAATCACCTGTTATAAATCTAACTTGTCCGTAAGTATAACCAGACCCACCAACAATTGATATTGATTGTACTGTTCCTCCTTGAATATCAACAGTCGCAGATCCACCAGTTCCATCTCCACTAATTGGTATTTGAGAAACTGTCCCAGAATCAGTAGTTCCTACAGAAATCCCTGTTCCAGTATCCTTAATTATTACAGATTCAATTTTTCCATCTACAGCTGCGTTTTTGATATTCTCATTAGTTGCATCTCCCCATTTTTTAGGGAGAGGTACATATTTTGATGTTACAAATTTGACGATATCTGATGGTGATATGCTATACAAATACTTCCACTTGTATCCATCTGACCCATCTCCAGCTGTAGCTGGAGCAGTATTTGTGTGAGTTGGTTCTGCTGTTGACTTTTGCCCATCAGGATTATCTGGATTGGATCCATTATTAATGCAAAGATATACTCTAAATTCTGATGTTACCACATAATAATTTGCTGCATATAAACTTGTTGATTTAGTTTGAGGTGTTAAATTTTGATCAATATAATCATTTTTTCCAGAATAATTATTTCTATACATATCATATATCGTTCCTGTCTGCCAATTTAATCTCGGTATGACTCTTCTAACATCATCCGAAGTTACTTTTTTTAAGAAAAGCATACTATCATAATAAAAATTTTCTTGAGAAAAAGCGTCTACAGGGTTTGGAACAGGATTTCCCCAATCTGCAAACCCATAATTTTTAACTCCTACATTTTTAGGATTTGGGTGGGCTAAAAAAGTATAATAGTTATTATTTCCAGTCGTGCCAATACCCACAAAACTATCTACAAAAGTTTCTGCATTTAATATACGGTACTGGTCAGTGATTATTGCGGGCATTGATACTTACATTTTTGATTATTTATACCTGTTATGTATAAGAAGTTTTTACTGGTAGAGTTCTTATCACTTGAGCTGAGGTCTCAATTCCAACAACTCCATTTTGATTATGGAAAGTAAATGATTTTGAATTGGCACTTCTGGATACATCAATTGAACCCCAGCTATAAGTTCCATATTTAACTTTAGTTGTTAGTGTTGTTGTATCTATACCTGCAATCGAGTCAACATTTGCGAAAACTCTTATCATGGAAGATCCAACAGAAACATAATCTTCAGCAAAATATACATTATTTAAGAAACTATTTCCAACACCTACAGTTTCTGGGCCTGAAGATGTAGTTCTTATTCCAGTAACTCCATTTCCTGTAAAAGTATTGTCAATTACAAAGTAGTCACCAGTGCTAATACCAGATTTAGACCTTTTTGCAGCATCAGAACCATTTGGTATACCGTCTGAATCATATATGTTTTCATGTGGTACAATTTCAAAGAATAATGCAGGCCCAGTTGTATTAATACCAACAGCACTCGTTCCAATTCCAACAATAACTCCATAATCACCGTTATATGTCACTTTTTTAATTGTCTCTACAACAGCAGTTGTTCCTAAACCAACTATGTTTATATCATTCTGAGTTTGTCCTAAATTATCAACTCTTTTGAACAACCAAGAATCTTTGATATAAATTTTACTATCAGCTGGTGAAATTGATTTAATTATTCCAGATGATGGGAATATTTGCGGTTCCAAGTAATTTCTTTCTTTTGATATGCTCACTCCATCTATTATTAAATCCTGTGTTTGTTTTCTCCACATCATTGGTCGAGCAAAATCAGCATCAGTAGATATACCAACTCCAGAATATGTTGTAGTTTCTACTGTGTCTGATGCTATCAATTCATAAACCACTCTATTATTTTGTTCAGATTGTTTTTCTAATGTGATCACGGATTCAGTTCTAATTCCAGAAGAAATACTAGAATTTACATCACTTTGATTGAAATAGTGTAATCTTAATTCATCACCTGGTTTTATCGTTTCGTCAACATCTACCTCAACAAAGTCAGATGTAGAACCAGTATAAAAATATATTTTAAATAAACTACCTGGTTTTGGTGGTTCTCTAAATGTAATTCTAGTTCCACCTTCAAATTCATAGTCAATGCCTGGTCTCTGTAAAATATCATTCAAAAACAATAAAAGGTTATTTTGTAAAATTACTCCTGATCCCTCTTGAGCAACTATACTATAATACTCTTTATTTGTGATTGTACGAGTTATTAGGAAAGATTTTCTAAATCCATTAAATTGTCCACTAAAGTCATCAAGTTCTAATAATTGACCAAAGCACCATCCTGCAAATTTATCTTGGAATTTGTTTCTTACGGTTATATTGAAAGCACTAGTTCCTATTCCAACTTGGAATGGTAAAGTAGTTAATTGTAAATTATCTCCTATTTCATAACCTATGCCACGATTTGCTATATCAAAGGATAATATACTACCACCAGTCCCAACAACCACATCCATCGTTGCACCAGACCCATTTCCACCAGATAATGGAATATTTTTATAAGGACTTGGAAGATCAACTGTTACAAAATTTATTCCAGTCGAAATTCCACCTTGTGCATAACCTGAACCAGGATTTGTAATTGTGACAGATGTAACTACACCAGCAGTTACAAATGCGGATATTGCAGCACCAACTCCAGTTGTAGAACTCACTGAAACCAAAGGGTTGGATAAGTAACCAGCACCACCACTAGCTATTCCTACAGATTGTATTGTTCCACCTGCTGAAACCACAGCAGTAAACAGTGCTTTTTTGGGAACTTGGTACCCAGAACCAATTCCTACATCAAATTCATTGATGATTCCTCCTTTAGGTAAATCTTTATTTGCTGATATTCCTGTGAAATCAATCGAACTTCCTACTCCAATTATTTGGTAATCAGATTTGTTAATATCACCGACATCCCCATAAAAAGGTTTTTGGAATATATTATTAATTAATACTGCACCAAAACTACTAGAAATTCCTAACAATTCATTTCCATTTGTTGTCATCTTAAATTGATCGGTAGATCCATCAAATCTATCTGATATATCATCAATAATTTTGTTAGTATCATAAGTTAACCTGTAGTATGCTCTACCACTAAATGAAGATTTAGTCGTAAGAGTACCGATCCCAGCTGGCCCATAAGGTGCTTCAGAAAAATACAATCTTCCTTCATTAATTCTGTAATCACCTTTAACCACTGTTACTGCTGCACCTACTGTATGTGCTACTGCAACAGTTCCCATTTGACCTCTTTCAACGTTTAAAGTAGTTGTTCCGAGACCAACAATAGACACTTTAATTATTTCATCTTCTATTTTGAATAATGACTTACCTGAAATTTCTGAAGTGTCATTTAAAAATACAATTGTAGTTGATATACCCACTTCAGTAGTTAATCCTACAGATATGGCAGTTGTAATACCAATGGGACTTTGGATTATATTATCAATGGTTATTAAAGATCGGATAGTGGCATTTTCTGAGGGAACTGAAAGACTGTTAGTATTTGCTATTCCAACTACGTTAGTAAATGATACCGCAATTCCAGCAGATGCAAAAGTAGCAGAAATTGCAACTTTAATCGTATCTGGATCTTCTCTAATCGCAAAAACAGTTGACGGTAATAATGTTGTCGCAGCTACACCAGCATTAACATCTGATGTGTTTGCAATTCCAATAGGTTGTTGACCAGAATGTGGTTTATATACTAATTCTTCACCAGTATTAAAATTATGTTTTGGAAGAGTTATTTTGTATGTTACAGTTGATACTCCTGTGGAAGGATTGAATTCTCTATGAAATAGCGAATTTCCATCAGCAAAAACATTGAAACTGGTCGTACCAATTACGCCACCACCAGTCGATGTTACAATTCCAGTAAATTGTGTACTTATATCATCTATTAAAAATACTTTATTAGTTCTTGATTCATTATAATCAGTAATAACACCTCTTTTTTTAGATTTTAAGACAATTAATTTTGATAATTCTGAATCATTAGTATCCTCAGATGCCATATCATAATAATATATTTCATGAACTGATGCATCTTGATCAACGTCTACATCTAAAACAACTTCAGAATCTGATTTTATAGTTTGTATTCCTACTGTATTAATGCCTAAATTAGAAAAGTTTTTAAATCCTGCAACATGATCTAAACTATTAACAGCATCTTTCCATGTGTTATATGGAACTTCTCCTTTAATTGAATAAGAAAATCTTTGATAATAGTCATTGTCATGAAGTTTTTGGATGTCAGAATTTAATTTTCCAATATTTGTTTTCCAACTATTATTAATATTGGCCAAACTATCTACATTCAAGTCAAAATTAAATTTAAATTGTTCTGTTACAGTTCCTTTATTATTGCTTATAGAACCTACTATCTTATCATTTTGTGAAAAATCACCATTAGTGTTGAATACTTTTAAAGTTTCTGAAACTGGATCCCAACCATTTCTAGCTACTATTCCTGAAATGTTTTTACCATCCACTCTAACTGTTTCATCATCAGTGAATACTGTTTCTTTAAAAATTGGTTTAAATACTGCTAAATTATCTTTTTTTATAACTCTACCAAAATTATTATCTTGTTGATATTTTCCACCAGTTGATCCAAGACCAACTAATGAATAACTAACTTTTTCATCTCCACCTGTAGTAACTATTCCAGTAACTTTGAAGTATGTATAGTTATAATCACTTGAATTATATCCACCATTCGGATTATCCGTAGTTTTTATATTTTCTACAAATATTTCGTCATTTACTGCAAATGGGAAATCTCCACCTGTATTATAGAATCCACTCTCAGAACCAGAATCTGGATTTGGTGCCCTTAAATCAAGTGTTACAGTTCCAAGACTGTCTGTAACAGCACCAGTTACAACAACCCCATTTGAATTTGTGACTGGGATAATTCTAGCGTCTTCAGATAATCCACTATCATTTGTTAAAATTCTAACACTGTCAACTGAAGTTCCACTTATAGTTGTTTGTGCAATTATATTTGGTTTTCCAATCACTAAAACACTTGGTGGACTTGTATAATTAACTCCACCTGAAGTGATTCCAATACTATCTAAAGTTAATACATTTTTTAATTTTAAAAGTACATTACTGTCTGCTTTTGGTTTTAAAGTATTATCAGGAGAAAATTCCAAACCTTGATTAATAACTTGAGTGCTTTCTATTCTTCCAATATCATCTGATTCTACGGTCAGAACAGAATTTAAACCATCAGTTGTTCCTATTGAGGTTATTAGTGGTAATTTTCTAACATCAAAACCTTTATTTAAAACATTTATAGAATGTATTCCTCCAATTTCATTAGTTGATGATGTTGAATAAAATGATGTTGAAAGACCTGTAGAGGTGTATGAAGTAGTTTCAGCTATACCAGTAGCATTAAATTTAAATGTATCAGACCCAATTCCTGTAACTTTAAATTTATCATTAAATTTAGATTCAACCAATACTATTTGTGAGTGATTTGGAACTCTTTCATCCACAGGGAAAGATAAAGTTTTAAATGAATTAGTTTTTTTACCTTCAATCTTATAGAAAAACTCTTGTGCTAATGAATCAGTTACAGATATGGTAATTTTATCACTAGTTTTAGTAATTAAATTGCTATTGTATTTTGATTTTAAATTTTTATCTTCATAAAATTCTATACTGAAATCATCTAAACTCGAATCGGTGGTTATAAGTTCTACTGTATTGTTTTTATAGAAAGATAATTTTGGATTAATTTTTGATATTTCATGATTAGTTCCTCCAGTCGTTCCAATCCCAATGTAATTGTATGGGAATATTGATAAATCATAAGCATTTTCTGCTAATCTTATAGTATCTCTCGATTCTTTAATTACATAATAAACTCCGTCATTAACTAAAGGATCTGCTGGTGTTGTTGAATTATAAACAATTAAATCTCCTGTCTGAAAATCATGATCATTAATTGTTATAGTTGACATGGTTGTCCCTATTCCAATTGCCGAATCTATAAAAGATAGAGGATTGACAACTAATTTTTGAATACTTTCGTTGTATTTTAAATTAAATGTTTGTGTTTTATTAGGTGTTAAATGTAATTCAAATTCATCCCCAACAGATAATGCATGATGCTGCCCTGTTGTTCCAGATGTTGCAACAGTAACAGTTCCATTAACTTTTCTCAAAGATCCAAATATATTATTAGTAATTAGTTCAAGTTTATTATCATCTCCACCTGTGGTTTTAATTTCTGTAAAGAATACATTCTGTGATATTGAACTAATACCTAAAGTTCCTATTCCTGTTTTTTCAGTTGCCAATCCAACAAATTCTGAATTAAATCTAGTACAGAAAAATGTAGAAATTCCAGCTAAATCAAATGGATTGGAAGAATCTGCATTTCTAGTTGCATTAATAGTTGATCCAATAGAAATTAATTTTACTTCATCTCCATTTTGGAATTTGTGATTTGGCAAATAAATTGCCTTTGCAGGAATTGATTTGTAAATAGATGTTACTCCTACTTGTCCAATAATAACATTTGATATTAATGTTCCAATTCCAATTGAACTTACTCCTTCAAAATATTGAATTTTAGGAAATTGAACATTAATATTTTCTACTTTTTTAGATATTGAATATGTAAATTTTGTTTCTAATTTATTAACTATTGCTCCAGCACCATGAGTAGTATTTCCTGAAGAATTATAACCTCTTCTAACTCTATATTTGTTATTAACATCATCATGATCTATTACAAGGAATTGCTCTGATCCAATTTGGAAAACATCATCAACTTCAAATTTTCTATTTAAGGTTGGAGAACTAAGACTTATAAATGTTGTGACTCCAGTTGTACCTGCGTTTCCGATGGCCTGAGATAAACTAGCAGTCGTTGTTGTTACACCAATAGTTTGCACTCCCTCTATATTTTTATAAAGAGTTGATGATATACCAGATATTTCGACAATATCTCCTGCAGATAGTCCATGTGGAATTGTAGAAAAACCTGTTACTTGATCATCAAGAACTGAGAATATTAAATTATTAACAATCGTATTAGTGGTTCCTACTGATACAATTTGTTTACCAACAACTTGATTTACACTAGCTGTTATAGAAGGATCATTAAAAGTAATTCTATCATTAACTTTAAATCCAGTTCCAGAACCATCAACATTAACTTTTGTAATTTTTGAGTCCTTTACCCCATCAATTTGAATTAACGCTTCTGATTCAAGAGAATCATTGAGAAAAGGATATCTTCTAAACTCATCATTCAAACCCAAATGAGTTACATTTCTTTTATATTCTCCACTGTTTATAACTTTATCTATTTGTTTACTATTCAAATCATAATTAAAATTATCTGTAGCGTTACGATGTTGAAATGAAATATAAGGAAAGGATGGATTTTTACTAGTGCTATCTAGAGTTGAAAAATAGGCATAAGTTCCCTCTGGAAAATCAGAATTTATCAAAAATGTTCCATTAAACTCATCTAGATCACCATTTCCTTTATAAACATAATCTTGAATAAAATACCCATTTTGATAAGTTGATGGTCTTAAACCAGAATCTGCAATAATATCGAGTTGATAACTAGATCTCATATACGTGGTAATTCCAGCAGTGTTAACACCAACTGGCCCATAAATTGGATTACCATCATACGCCCATCCAACTATTTTTGAATGCCCATCTATAAATTCTACTAAATTTGAATCAATATTGTCTTCAAGTAAACGACGATATTTTTTAACAGGATAAAAAGAACAAATTTTATTATTATAGTTTAATGATTCTGAATTTATTTGAACAAATTGTGAATTATTTTCTGTTAAAACATGATTATACCTTTCTACTGAATTTATTTTCCACTCGTGAATTCGAGTTGTTATAATTGTATCAGATCCTGATGGTGTAATTCTTATTATTGTATTGCTTGCATTGTATTGACTTCCCTTTTCAATTATTTTAACATCAGTTATTTTTCCGTCAGATACAACTGCTCTTAACTCAGCAACTGCACCATTGGTTCCTACTGTTTGACCCACTCCCACAACTTCAAGAATTGGTGGACTTGTATATTCAGAACCACTATTTTCTATAGAAACACTTTCTATTTTTCCATTTACAACATTAGGTCTTAAAAGACCGTTTTTTCCAGTTAATATAGATATTTTTGGTTTTTTTAAATAATTTACTATATT